GGCTAAGTCACCGCAGAGATATGAAGATGTTTACAATACCAACCAAGAGCGTGTTGTTAAATTCAGGAATAAGCAAGAACAGGATTTATTTGAGAAGAAGCAAGAGTTCCAAAATCATATTCTTAACGCTGTTTGAGATTTAGATGTTGACGAGCTTGCCGATGTTCCATAGTCTAATATTGATGCCAACGCTACGCCGAGATTTGTTAATAGGCTACCATCTATTGCTGGTATCTGAGCGCTACTATTTAACTTAACAATCTTATTAGCCGTAGTCCCCGTATCAATATTAGCCACCGGAATTAATCCAGCACCAGACGGGACAGAAGTTAATGATGTGAATGAAGCCCCGCTAACCTTTCCTGCCGTTGCTATCTGTGCCAATTTACTGTCAACTATTCCGGCACTAGCTTTGATATTCGCATTGTCGATGTTTCCGTTCACAAGATTATACAAAGTATCAAAATTTGTGTTGTGTTCGGAAGCGACTATTGTAGTCCCAGCCGTAAACGTATAAGTTTTTGTCACTAAAGCCATTACGCCACCTCAACAATATTTCTTTTGCTATAGACATCCATGTGCTGTTTTTTCTTATCTGGCGTCCATTCTGGGAATAGTGGTGATTCAACCAATTTATCGGTTTCTCTGTCCCAACCTTTAACTACGCAATCCATTATTTTCTTATTATCTTCTTCAGTGATATTGCTAGTACATTGTACGCATAAAGCAACACGCATTAGACTTCCATCGTCAAGTTTATATGATTTTTCTGTATAATCTGGAGTAAAGCGTTTTTTGATTTTTCCATCAATGACTTGTTCAATTAGCATATTCTTGTGGCAATTAACGCAATGACCGTATTCGTCCCAATCCATTGACATATAAACCTCACTTTAATAAGAATATTGTAAAAGCCACGCTTGCAACATCGCATTTGAAATAAACATTAGATTTTGTCCATGTCGTAGAGCCAAGATATAGCGAGCCAGCTTTGTTTTGTTTAAGTACAATATATCCGACCGGAACAGCACCTATTGTATGTGCAATCGTATCTTCCGTATCTGGAGTTGAATCAGACGTAAAAACCTGAAACTCACCGCTTATGTTCTCGCCCCTGTATCCGTCAGTTGAAGACCCAAACCTTATTCTTCCTTTTAGTGCTGTAAAGATACTTGAAACATCAGCGTCTAGGTTTTTATCATACTGATTAGTTTCGTTTTTACGGCTAGATAAATTCGATGTTTTTACTAGTTTCATTAGACGTTAGTTTCCAAGTGTGCTTGCATACCAACACCATCTATTTGTACTGTCTCGCTTAGTGTAGAATTTGATAAACTAAATCTTACCACCCGTCCTCGACCAGTTAAATCCCTTCTTTGAACCCTTCCACCAGATGATGCGTACACATCAACACCGTAAGTAGCAGAACCGTAAGAAGCCGTTCCACTACTAAGGCTCATGGTATTTGAAAATTGATTTGATTCTTCAAAATCAAAAGAATAGTCGATGGTTAATACGGAATTAGATGTCTGATAGTAAATATATATATGCGGAGTTCCTTTTTGGTCAACCAAATCATCAAAGTGAATCCAGTTTGTTCTATAATAAAAGTTAATGGCTGTTTGAACTTTTAATGGATAGTCGTCTGAACCTGTATCCATCCTGTAAATATAACCATCATAATCTCCGAAATAAGGACGCTCGTCAACGCCGTCTACATATACCGTAGCCATTGCAGAGCATTCCATCCCGTTGTAAATACTCCACGCATTGTTAAATATGTCAAATACAAAAACTAAATCATTTTCAGTCTGGCTGGCAGAAGGTAATGCACACAAATAGCGATTTTTACTTTTCTGTACGCATGACCGAGCCTGTGATAATCGTGTCGTATTTGTTGCTAAGAGACTTGTCGTTATTTTTTCTGATATTTTATAGCTGTTATTGCCGTCATAAAAATACCATCCGTCATAACTTAAAAATATGTGACCATTTTCAAGTTCTTGAATACTAAACGGCGCAACGCACCCAACAGCAGAATTAGATTTCCCTCCACCCGGAAGAATAAAAGGAATGTCGCTATCGCCTGTAAAGAACATATTGTAAACTGATCGCCGTTTATAGATAACAAGCCTATCCGATAGAACCCTAATACCCGTTATGTCTTGGCCGTCATCTTTGGCTACTTCAATAAAATTAGCGGCATCCCACGTTCCAGTTGTCTTGATATTTGACCAATATATTCTAGACTGATGAACCGTTCCTGATACCGTTACGTTAGCAAGGAACAGATAATTGTTAAACTGTTTAACGAACTTTGCTGTCGTTAGACCTGTCGGAACTGTAAACGTCGCACCATTACCAGACCCAGACCATTTAAACGGAGCATCTACGCCATTAGCGATATAAACTTCATTTAAGAAGTTATCAAAATCACACTGGTTTCCTTCGGTTATTGTTAAAGAACCAGTAATGTCATCATTTGTACCGTCTAAATCATCCTGTTTCCATAGCTTACCGTCGGCAACCGTAATCAACTTCCTAGTTAATGTGCCGGAAAGAACGGCTTCATACCAATGAAGTCCGTCGTTCGTAGGTGCGCTGGAAATAGCCGTAGCATTCAGGTGAGTGTATCCGTTACGCTTTAGGATAGAACCAAACTTATTAAAATCACAGTTTCTTAAATCCGAAGATTCGCTGTTATCTAAACCAAGCGAACCAGCGGTTGTGTTTAAACCACCAGAGAAGTTTCTAAATGAAAAAGGTTGTGATGGAGTTGTAAAATTATTTCCAGCCACTAGACTCTCCTGCCGTAATGAGGCCCAATCTGTGAATACGCTAATGTTGGATGAACCATTGAAACTCGCCCTAAATTTGGACGCCCTTGCTTCGGGAACCAGTCAATTTTGTCTACGTTGGTTCGTCTCAACGAACGTATCTCGTCCTGATATAATCCATAAAACTTATCGCCCTCGGTCTGATTATTCTCATATTTCATCTTTGAAGTTGCCAATAAAATAATGGCTTCATCAAATTCCTGACCAAGCTCATGTATATCCTCGTCGCTAACAAGCCGATAAGGGTCTTTATAATATTGAACATTGATTGGGATGACTTGATTCGGAAGTGGAAATAACTGTATTTTTTTGTATAGAATGCCACCAGTTGTATCTCCAACAGGTAATACGGAAACAGTATTCCCGCCAGAATTTGTTGTAACTGTTACCCTGCCAACCGTAGAGCCAGACTTTGTGACACGTTCAACTTTTGTAAATAATTTTGTTCCGTCCACTGGCGTTGTCCCAAGCAGACTCATTGTTTCATAATCAGGATAACCACTAACCGTTCCAAATACAGTTACAAGGCCTGTATTATCAGAATCGCTAGAAGATACTACTGTCACAATAGAAGCCTGTAATGGCTGTCCTATTACCATATCCTCGCCCCACATACGATACGCAACGGGAACAGATTGTTCGGTGTTCTGGACGCCAGAACCAAAAAATTCTTGGTCTGGGACATATTGAAGCTGTACTGGATAACCCCACTGCTCATGCCATAAAAATACCTTGTGGCTTGCCTGTATCGGAAGATTATATTCTTCTTGGGCGAGTATGCTATATGAACCGACAGACGTAGTTGTGCCACCATAATTTTTATCAATCGTAAGCGTTGTTTCTCCGGTTATGGTAACAATCGTAAAGACATTAGAATCGCCAGAAAGTGATATACGACGCCCTATCTTAATTCCGCTTGTTATAAATGTAGCTCCCGTAACGGTCACGTTTTTAGAACCATTAGTAAATGTTCCAGCCCCAGAACCTGTACTATATGTTGTTACAGTATCAAAAGTTGTTTTTCTTCGTAGCTGGCGCCATAAACCTTCTCTAGACACCCTGAACAATGACGTATTTATAAGATTTCTGATGGCTGTGTCAAAATTAGAACCGCCAGAATCTTTTTGCGCCCTACGCTTGACTTCTACTTGTAAGTCTGAGAATGTCATTGACATTTATTTTACCTCGTTAGTTATACTTAAAGAATCTATCACGCCAGTATTTTAACATCTTT